CGTTTTAGGCGTTGCTGCTCGTGGTGCGGCTCCTGTTGCTACTGGAGCGGGGGCAGGATTCTTGGCTACTGGTGGAAATCCATTAGGTGCTTTAGCTGGTTCTATTGCGTTGCCATTATCTGAATTAGCTACTCAAGGACTTAACTTAGCATTACCTAATAAATATCAAATACCATCGCCAATGTCTGCGGCAGAGAATTTAATGACAAGGGCTGGAGTTCCTTCGGCAGAGACTTTGCCAGAAAGATTGTTGCAAGCATCTACTGGTGCTATTGGGGGTGTTGCTTCTCAGGTTGCTACGTTGCCTAAATTAGCTAAAACAGCAAGTACAGAATTAGGTAGAAATGTAGCAAAACAATTATCACAATCTCCTGTCAGACAATTAGCTGCTGCTGCTCCTAGTGCCTCTGCTGCTCAGTTTGTTGGAGAAGAAACTGGCAACCCATTATTAGGTGCTGGTGCTGGCATGGCAGTTGGTATGCCTTTTGGTGTAGGTGCTAGAACTAAGTTTGGCCCTACTGCTGAACAGTTAGCTGCTAAAGCAAATGCTGCATATACTAAAGCAGGTGAGTCTGGTGTACAGTTTGATAACAGAATATTTAGAACTAGTATGTCTGGAATAGTTGGTGATTTGCGTAAAGAAGGTTATACGCCTACAGCATATCCAAAAATAGAAGCGATTACTAAAGAACTAACTAACGGCAGACCTAAAGACTTTGTTGAATTACAGGCTTTACGTAAGATTATTCAGGGCGCACAAGGTAGCGCAGACGGTACTGAAAGAATGTTAGCGACTACGTTAAAAGACAAGTTTGACGATTATGTATCTAATGCTCCTGCTAGTCACTTTACTGGCACGAATAATAAAGAAGGCTTAGACGCATGGAAGGCGGCAAGAACTGACTATTCTCGTATGAAAAAAGGCGAGATATTTGATGAAATGCTTAAAAATGCTGAATTAGACGTAAGTAAATTTACTCAATCTGGTGCTGAAAATTCTATGGCTCAACAATTGCGCCAATTAGCAAAGAATAAATCTAAAATGCGTTTGTTCACAGAAGAAGAGCGTAATGCGATTACTGCTGCTGCTAAAGGTGGTCCAGCACAAAATCTGTTGAAATTCTTTGGTAGATTTGCTCCTACTGGACCAGTAACTTTATATGGTGCTGGAGTTGCAAGCGGAAGTAGTCCTTTAGCTATACCGTTTATGGCTGCTGCTGGTGGAGCAAGGGCTGGTGCTACCGCAATGCGTCAATCATCAATTGAACGTCTAGCCGATATGATGCGTTCAGGCGGTCAAATGCCAAGACAAATACCTGTTTCAGCAATTACAGGTGGTAGAGGTTTAATTTCTCCACAAGTTCCTTTAGACGTAACGTCTGAGCAACTTCAACAGATATATGGGCAATAATCATGGCAAAGAACAAAATTAGCGAATGGTCAGCTACAGCATCCAATAACACAGATAGTATAAAAAATGAAACTCTTAGCCAAGAATATTTAAAATCAATATTAGATTACGACTTTGACACAGGCATTTTTACTTGGAAAGTTAATAAATCAAAAAGAACTAAAATTGGAGATGTTGCAGGTTGGTTATATAACGGATATAGAGAAATCGAAATAAATAATCAGAAATATAAAGCCCACAGACTTGCTTGGCTATATGTAAATGGTGAAATGCCTAAAAACTTAATTGACCATATTGATGGAAATAGATCAAATAACAAAATATCTAATTTAAGAGAAGCAACATATCAAGAAAATAGTGAAAATTACAAAACTCCAATAACAAATAAATCAGGCATTAAAAATGTTTCTTGGTATAAAAGTTTGAATAAATGGGTAGTAAGTATAAGTATTAAAAACATTAAAAAAACTATTGGCTATTTTGATGATTTAGAATTTGCTGAATTAGTTGCTATAGAAGCTAGAAATAAATACAGATTGGAGTTTGCAAATCATGGCTAAAAATAAAGTTAGTGAATGGTCAGCCACAGCGTCGAATAATACCGACATTTCCGGAATTAATATCGCGGAAGGCTGCGCTCCATCTGGCATAAATAACGCTATTCGGGAAATTATGGCGCAAGTCAAGGATATGCAAGCCGGTACTGACGGAGATAACTTTGTCGTAGGTGGTGCATTTACCTGTACTGGTGCTGCTGTATTTAGCTCGACTGTAGCGTTAGGCGCATCAGCTACTGCTACGACTCAATCGGCAAATGATAACTCTACTAAGGTAGCTACGACTGCTTATGTAGCTAACTCTGTGGCTCTTGCTTATCCAGTAGGTTCAATATATATAAATGCCTCCGTTAGCACTAATCCTGCTACCTTGTTTGGATTTGGCACATGGGCTGCGTTTGGTGCTGGTCGTGTAATGGTAGGTTTAAATGCAAGTGATTCGTCATTTGATACTCTTGAAGAAACTGGTGGTTCTAAAGATGCGATTGTTGTTAGCCATACTCACACAGCTACTGATTCAGGACACCAGCATACGGAAAGTATAGGATCAGTTAACGCATTTGGTACAGGTTCATCAGGAACAAGAGGTACTTACGCATCATCTGGAAGTGGAACTCGTGATTTAACTGAAAGTGCATCTGCAAGTATTTCTGTATCAACTACTGGATCGTCAGGTACTAATGCTAACTTACAACCGTATATTGTAGTTTATATGTGGAAACGGACAGCCTAATCATGGAAAAAGTGCAATTAACCGACGAGCAGATCGACCATATAGCAGAGCGCGCAGCAGAAGTTGCATTTAAACGAATCTATGAAGAAGTAGGTCGTTCTGTCGTTAAAAAGATATTCTGGATTGTTGGAGCCGGAGCTTTAGGTCTCATGATCTGGTTAGCTGGTAACGGTCAATTGCCTAAGTGAATTGGAAGCACTTGCATTACTTGCGGCTGCGAAGTTGGCGGCTGGAGCAATTAAGCAGGGTTGCGCTTTGTACCAAGAATATAAAGCTCAAGGTATGGAGTTGCTTGACGCTTACGGACAGGCAAAAGATGTTGTTCAGGAAATTAGTGGGCATTTAGGTAACTTCTTTAAGGCTCATGAACAGCTTGAAAAGCATATCCATGAGGAAGAATTAAAGACTAAGAAAGCCCGTGATCCTGAGCTATCGGTAAATCAAGAGGCATTTAATCGTATCTTGGCTCAGAAAGAGATGATACGTATAGAGACTGAATTGCGAGAAGTTCTCGTTTATCAGGCTCCGAAAGAATTAGGTGCTATTTGGTCAGAATTTGAAGTAATGCGCGACAGGATTAAAGAGGAGCGTGCAGAGGTTCAACGTCAAGAGCTATATAAGCAACAGGCAGCTAAATGGCGACGAGCAAAGCTAAAAAAGCAGATTCAAAGCCAGCTAACTTCAATTTTCGCAGTATTGTTCGTAACGACTTGGTTCCTATGGCTAATGATACTGATAAGAACGAGTCACACATACCGTGGTCTCTACTCATCTCCCTGGTGGTCTTGTGTCTTGTGCTCGTAATAGCCTTGCCTGTTATGGGCATTATGTATTTAGACATGAACAATGCGACGGTTGTTGCTATCGATGAAATACGTAAGATGCGTGAACTACGCTCAAAGATAATTTTAGAAATGGAGCAAAGATAATGCTAACTTTATTGTCAACTTTTATGTCTTTCTTATCAGGTGGACTTCCTAGTTTGCTTAATTTCTTCCAGGATAAGTCTGATAAGAAGCATGAATTAGCTATGGCTCAGGTACAAATTCAGATGCAGCTAGAGATGCAGAAAGCAGGCTTTCAGTCTCAGGAGCGTATTGAGGATATACACACAGAGCAGATACAGATACAAACATCAGCAGACGAGCGTAAATCCCTCTACCAGCACGATATAGAGATAGGTAAGGGTGCAAGCCAATGGGTAATCAATGCTCGCGCTATGGTGCGTCCTACCATTACTTACGGCTTGTTCTTCTTATTGGTGGCTATTGATATAGCTGGCGTATGGTACGCATGGACTCAGAACGTGCCGTTTAAAGTAATGATCGATGAAGTTTGGGATTCAGATACTCAGTTGATATGGGCATCTGTTATTGCGTTTCATTTCGGTACAAGGGCATTTGCAAAATGAGCATAGGTGTCTACGCTGTAATTAATAAGGCTGAAAACAAAATGTACATTGGTAGCAGTTCCAATGTAGAGAGACGGCTTGTTTATCAAAAGTCGCACTTAAAGTGTGGTCATCAAACAATGATTGCTGGTCTTAAAGGTAAAAGCATAAACATTGATGACTTTGATTTTCAAATAATTGCTAAAACAGAATTAATTGAAGATGCAAGAAATTTTGAAACTATGCTTCTTAAAACTTTATGGGATGATGGAGTTTTATACAACTTAGCTCCTCATGCTGATGGTGCTAGTGGGATTAAACGAGATAAGGATAAATATAAGCTAGGTGCTGCAAAAAGAAACAGTGATCCAGATTATTCAAATAAATTAAGTGCTGCATGTAAAGGTAAGAGAAAAATAGTTGTTTGCCCACATTGTCAGAAATCTGGCGGCGGTGGAAATATGATGCGGTATCATTTTGATAATTGCAAAACAAAATGAAGGTAAGCGATAATGCACTTAAAGCCATAATGCACCACGAGGGGGTAAGGCTTAAACCTTACCGATGTCCTGCTAGGTTGTGGACGGTTGGTTGCGGGCACGTAATTGATCCTAATCATGCCAGAGTGCCATTTGAGGATCGCAATAGTCTGGAAATACCAGAGGGTTGGAACCGTAAATTATCAATGGATGAAGTCAATGCAATTCTTGCGGCTGATTTGCAGCGTTTTGAACGAGGTGTATTACGTTATTGCCCTAGTGGGATTACTCAAGGGCGGTTTGACGCTCTGGTCTCTTTTGCGTTTAACGTAGGACTAGGAACACTGCAAAGGTCAACTCTACGTCAAAAGCATAACCGAGGCGACTTTGAGGGTGCTGCTGAGGAGTTCTTAAAGTATTCTAAAGCAGGCGGTAAGGTTCTTAAAGGTCTGCTTAATAGACGAAAAGACGAGCGAGCGATATACTTAATGTAATTTGTAATACAATCTTCATAAGTATATGATATATAGATTAAATGAAATCTAACAAAATCCCTGACGATTGTATGCCTGCGTGTGTATCGTGTGCTTTCTTTGATATATCTCCCAAAGATGACTTAGGCATTTGCCGACGTTATCCTCCTACACTATTCCAAATTGAAGATGAATACGACAGTTGCTATCCGGTGACTGAGCGATCCGATTGGTGCGGTGAATTCATACGGAAAGTAAACTAACATGGCTAAGAAGGTTTCAGATGATGAGTTTATTTCTATTTGGAATAAATACGGATCGGCAGCACAAGTAGCTAGAGCACTAGATATGAATGTACGTAATATATTCGCTAGGCGTAAATCTATAGAGAGTAAGTATTCAATTGAGCTAAAGTCATCAGACGTTCGTAGTCCTACATTCAATATAACGGTTCCTGGTAATGGCGTTAGAACTAAGGTAGAGATGGATGAAGGTGTAATTATGGTGGCATCAGACTGCCATTATTACCCTGGAATTATATCAACGGCTCATAAGGCTTTCGTTCAGTTAATACCTGAATTAAAGCCACGAATAATCGTTATGAATGGTGACGTATTCGACGGTGCATCAGCATCTAGGCATGACCCTATAGGCTGGCAGAAAACCCCGACAGTACAGCAGGAGTTAGAGGCTTGCCATGATCGTCTAGCAGAGATTGAGGCAGCGTCTAAGAGTGCTAAATTGCATTGGACTTGGGGAAACCACGATATGCGATTTAATACTCGTCTAGCGTCCCAAGTTGGGACTGCATTTGAAGGTGTACAAGGATTTAATCTGTCGGATCACTTTCCACGATGGAAGTTCTCTACATCGATTATGGTTAACGAGCATACGATGATTAAGCATCGTTGGCATAACGGTATCCATGCTGTCTATAACAATACGTTGAAATCAGGCACTAGTATTGTCACAGGACATTTGCATAGCCTTAAAGTTACGCCGTGGACTGACTATACTGGAACTCGTTATGGTGTAGATACAGGCACTATGGCTAATTTAGATGACCCAAGTTTTGAATATGCGGAAGACCAATCTCGCAACTGGCGCAGTGGATGGGCTGTCCTAACCTTTTGGGAAGGTAAATTGATGCCTCCGGAGCTATGTGAAGTTATCTCCGAAGGCTTAGTATACTTCAGAGGTAAGGTTATTGAGATTCCTTAACGAAGATGCCGCCAGCGTTCATATAGCCTTTGCGATCCTTAATTTCCTCATACGAGAACTTTAAGCAGCTAGTTAAAGTGACGTTCTCAAGAGCAGCAACATTAATGAGGCATACAAGAACGTCGCCAATTCCATCAATAATTCCTCTACGGTCGCGGTTGATAAGTGCTGTGTGGAGTTCATGCATTTCCTCTTGAGCTTTACGATATTGAGCTATTGAAGTGCTATTCGGTATGATTCCTCTGGCTTCACTCCATCGAATAACGTCCATTTCTGTTTCATTCCAACTCATTTACTCTCCTTATAGTGTCCGAAATTTGTATATATATTTCAGTCATGCGGTTTTAAATAATGCATCATCTCAGCGTTCATCTTAGCTTGTGCCCATTTCTGTGGTCCTGATAGCTGCATTAACGCTAGTGAGAATTGCACGAAGTTATTAAGTTTCTCTAGTTCTAGTTCGTCTATTTCACCTCGACGAATACCATTGATGACATTAGTAATTCCAATGCGATTACCATCAATAACTGCTTGCCAGTCATAGTCTATTTTCTTCTTATGCATTTTTCATTTTCAATGATTTAGGTACTTTAGGTTTAGGACACCATCCGATGCAACTATCATCCCATACGCCGATTACACATACTCCACCAGGGTTAAGCAATAGCATACTGGTTCCTCTTGGCGGTGGTTCTATAGCCGGATCACGGAAGTAAAGCTGATCGGTAGTGGCTTGTTGGAACTTATCCATTATTTGGTAATCCTGAGTACAAAGGATAACCATCTATCATTGGCTCTGGTGTACACGTATGTATTTCTGCTGAATTAACTTCTCCACAGCGTTCACATTTATTAGTACATGAACTACCTGTTTTGCAAGGAGGTTCGCTTAATTTGGCTTTGAGCATATCTATCGGTGGTTGAACTTTCTCCCCGTCATACCCTGCAATTGCTCTGCTATGCAAGCACAAATGTTTTAAAGCATCCAACACCTGCTGTGCTTCTTCGCGTGTAAGAGTAATCATAATAGCTCACCATTTTTCTCAGAAATTGTATTCATATTTTTTAGTGCAGCATTACGATACAGTTTTTCCATGATCTTTTTAACGTCAGCAATTTGTCCTGATTTATTCTTATAAATACTCTCTGTCTTATGCTGAGAACATGGCTGGCATATCCATCGACCACTAGTACGAGTCTTTCGGAATACTCCACCATCGACTTCCCTTGTACATTGGCAACTAGTGCAGAATCTAGTCTCCATTTTTTGCCCTATTAAATAATTTTTGATTAGCCCGTAAACATTTCTGATCTGCATCAAAATTAACAATTTCAGCTAATTCATCATCTAATCTAGGGCTAAAGTCAGATATAAGGCAATTTAAATGTTTAGCAAATGCAATAGCAGCCTTTAAATTTAAAATTACTTTTCCATTAAGACATTGAGCTATATATGATTGATTTCCTAATTCATACTGCTTGCCAAATTCTTTTTGCGATATTTTTTTACGAAATCTCCATATTATTTGTAAACGATAACTTTCTTCTTTGTGTTCTTCAGAGGGAATCTGTCGTTTCATTCCTGCCCCCTTGCGCGGATAGCTTCTACAGCATCAAAAATATCTGGGTATCCTTCCGGCTCACCATCTTCTTCATCTCTATGTTTGCGTATTAAATCGCCAACCGCTTGTAAACACTCCTCGCGCTCTGCTGCTGCAACTAACGCAGCAAACTTTTTAACAGCGTCTAATCGTTCATCACTAGTTACCCATAAATTAGCCTCAGCAGCTAATCCCATAATGTCACTTTGTGTCATCTTCCGCATATTCTTTCCTTAGCCTGTTTTAAATTAGAGTCCATTAGCCAAGCAGCACACTGAGAATCCACAGCAAGGGCATTAAAACCGTCTCTATAGCCTTTTTTATAGGCTACCTGAACCTTATCAGTCACCATACTAGAAAACAGCCAGATAGCCCCTAAAGTAGCTCCCATAAATATTAATATTTTCATAATAGTTCACGTATTTCCTTAACTGGCATATCAAACGTCTCATGTATGCGTAGAATCATATCTGCGGAAACATTAACTTTACCGCTACGTATCTTGCTAATCGTAGGTGGTGGTACGTCCAGCTTTCTACTAAGTTCAGCATCATTCTTGATTGCGTAGCGTTCTTTTACTGCGTCTAACAATTTCATGGTTACCCCAGAATAAAAAGACAGGAGCCGAAACCCCTGTTAAAAGCCACGGAGGAGTGTGGCTGCGAGATCAGTAGCAGTTAGTCGAGCAACTATTCCCATAGCAACACGTAGTACACGTTACGTATTGACCATTGTATGAATAGCTATTTGTTGTGCATGAAGCATAAGCAAATGTTGCTGTTAACGCTAAATAGGCTGCGAGTATGTATTTCATAATAGTTGCTCCTCAGAAAGGGATACTCTGGTCAAAGTCATCAGGCTCAGATGTAACTACAGGCTTATTGACAGGCTTAGGTGCTGCGTCATTCTTAGGACGTACCGACAAGCTAAAGAACTTCTTGCCATCAGTCTTAGACTCTTTAAGCCAGCCTGAGAGCCAGTAATCATTACCTGCTACGTTAACGCTACCACTGTAGTCAGGATGCTTATCAGTAGTCTTGTTTCCGTTACGGTACAGTACACCTCTATCAGTATTTATATATTCTTGATTAGCCATTCCACATTTCCTTACGTTTTATTTTCGAGATTAAAGCCTGAGATACTCCAAAAATATTTGCTATCTTTCTTTGAGGAATATTTAAGCTGCGTATTTGATTTACCTTTTCTTGATTAAGTTTGCTATTTCCGTTTTTTTCACCTCTTGGTCTATTTTCATATTGTGCTTCAGCTAATTTACTTCCTTTTGCTTGCCTATTTTTTCTGACTTTATCATCTGTATTATCTTGATGAGTACCAAGAAACAAGTGATATGGATTTACGCATGATGGGTTGTCGCATCTATGGCAAACAAACATTCCTGTTGGTATTTCACCAACAAATCTTTGATATGAATATCTATGCGCTGTAATAGTTTTACCATCAACTTTTATAGCTCCATAGCCATTTGATCCTCTTTCTGTTCCTAACCATAACCAACAGCCAGACATAGGCTCAGGAATATATGAGGCTTCAAATCTTTCAATATGTGACTTTGGTTTTTTGCCACCAAGATACCTAAGGTCTATATTCATAATATTTAACCTATTATTTCCCTGTTGAAAATTTCTTAATTGCACTACGCTCTTTACTATCTAACCTACTCCAAAATGCTGTCTTAGAATCTGCATCAAACTGCTGCATCGTTATGTAATCGATGGCTCCTTGAATGTCGTTTTTTTGCAGTAATACACGTACTTCCATTGCTGTGTTTTCTAGCCATTCTTTAGTTTCATCGTCTAGGCTATCGAATACATCTACGGTAACTGGCTTGGATGACTTAGGTTCGTCTTTCTTAATCGTAGCGTCAACTATATCGTTCTCAACCAGCTCTAAAGCATTTATAAGCAAGTAACGGCGCAAATAGGTATGTAAACTTCCTAAGGCTTGGATTGCTGGAGATTTCCCACCTTCAATCACTACTCTAGCTACAGTATCAGCAATAGGACTCTTGAAATAAATTACTCCGCCATGCTCTGAGTCAAAGATACGCAAAGTAGCCATATCATCGCTAATGCTAAAGACTGAGCATAGACCTAGATTGTCAAAGATGACGTTAATACTTGGAAGAAAGTCTGCCAGTTCAAAGTATTTGAATCCTGCAAATGAGTTAAAGCCTGACTTTTTGAGCGGTAATTCTTGTAGTAATACTCTGGCTTTTTGTAGCTTGCTATATACAAGCCATTCTTGTTGTTCGTGCTGTTCCTGCAATTGATAGTCGTTATTCATAGTGAATTCCTTATTTATCTGAATTTTTTATACTGAACGATATTGATAGGTTGTGTTTTCTCAAGAGTAGATATTTTTGCAGCCTCCTTTTGCTCCTTTCTAAATTTAGCGAAAGTTTTACGAATGTCCGTCTTAGCGGCTGTAACGTAGTCTTTTTTGTAAAGTATGTTCTTTTCATCGGTCATAGTGAGCAAGCCAAAATGTAGAGTAGAAGCATTATTACACCACAAAGTATTGGATGTTGTGCGAAATAATCGTTAGTGTTGAGCAATTTATTCATAGTTATCATTCGATTCTAAAATATTAACAAGTTCGTGAATTTCTCTAGGAGCTACTAGCAAGGCTTCATACGCTATATCTAGTATTTCTTGCTCCTGAGTAGTCCGTGGTTTTTTGTCTAAGTTGTCAGCTAATAGCCTTAGCGCATAAACAATTTCTGCAACTTCCCAATTATGCATATTAGTTTTCATTGTTCAGCCTTTGCGCGATTTTCTGCTGCACGAGCTTCTGAGTATGCGTAATCGTTAGAGAGCGTGTTAAAGCCTTGATAGTATGTCCACTCACCATCTTTTAAAACTTCTACAACTAGGTCGTATGTTTCGGTGAATGGGCTACCTTTAGTAACTGTGCGAACTGTTGCTGATTTATTTGTATTCATAGTATTCTCCTAGTAAGCTGCGTAATTGCAGTAAGGAAACTATAAAACATATAAATCTTGTCTGTCAACAACTTTTTTAAATTATTTTATGTACCTTCCAAGAATAGGTAGCCGTAGAGCTGAACTTATTGAAATTGTTAACAAATCTGGCGGTATTACTGTCAAAACGATAATACAAAAGCATGGAATGATGGGGTTCGCTAATGAATGGGATATGACTACAGAGCTTAGGAAATTAGTCAGATATAAGTGCTTTAAGCAGGAAGGTGATGTATTCTTTCCATCTTATAAAGATAAGCCTAATCCGGTTGATGAGAAGCAGTTAGTCCCATCTCGGGAGCCGATACCATTTAAGCCGCTTAAAACATTCCCGCCTACCGTTAGTCCAAGAGGTCAAGCAATTGAAAGACGCCACTTCAAAACCTGCAAATCAAACGTCCGTTACCAAAGTAAAAACGATATATAACTTCCCTATGCAGAAGTGTCCTAGTTGCAAGCAGACAAGAAGTGCTATACAGTTCAGGACTTCAGAAATTTGCCGTACTTGCTCTAAAAGGCAAGTTGCAGTATAGTTAATGGGATTGGCTAGGGAGTGCAACCCGAAAAGACGATTAGTCACCGTCCTGCCTTATCCCACCATTTTGTGACTACGACCTATGACTAGGGGTTAATATGCATTATTACCAACACCATATCGGTGACTTCATTAAAGCTACTGCTCGTCTTTCAGACAGTCAGACAATTGCTTATCTTAGACTTCTGTGGATGTATTACGACACAGAAAAGCCGCTAATACTTGATACCGAATTATTAGCATTTCAAATAGGGACATCAATTCAGGATACTGAATTACTCCTTAGAACATTCTTTATTCTTACTGATGAAGGATGGAAACAAACAAGATGCGAAGAAGAAATTTCAAGTTATAGAGAATTTCTTAATAAAAAATCAATGGCTGGTAGAGCATCTGCTGAACAAAGGAAGAACACACGTTCAACACCTGTTCAACAGACGTTAAACGATAGTTCAACTGACGTTCAACTAACCAATAACCATAAACCAATAACCAATATAAATATATATAACGATCAATTTGAGATGTTTTGGAAGTCTTACCCAAAAAAGACAGCTAAAGAAAGTGCTAAGAAGGCTTGGATAAAGATTAAGCCTAACGATGAACTTATTGCGAAAATTACAAAAGCTGTAAAAGATCAAAAGTTATCTGATAGAGAACAACAGTTTATTCCTCATGCAGCTACTTGGCTTAACGCTAAACGATGGGAAGATGAAATAGCTGGAACCACTCAAAAGCCATTGATGGGGTGGAAATGATAGAGAACATACTCAGCCGCCTAGAGAAGGTTAAAGGTCGTAACGGGGCTTATACGGCTTGCTGTCCTGCTCATGGAGATAAAAGTCCTAGCCTAGCGATACGAGAATTAGATGACGGTCGTATCCTAATGAAGTGTTTTGCTAACTGTTCCATCCAAGAAATAATGGGCGCAATTGGAATGGAAATTGGTGATTTATTTCCAGACACAAATAAAGACTTGCCTCCAGTTAAGAGAAAGTATTATGCTACAGACTTGCTTCGCGTTATTGAATTTGAGGCATGGGTAGTAAGCGTAGCTGCTTATACGATGAGTCAAGGACTACCACTATCGGAAGAAGATAGGGCTAGGATGAAAAAAGCACAAACTAGAATAATGGAGGCTGTGAAAAATATATGAATAAAGATGACATTATCCGCATGGCGCTGGAGGTTGGAACGCCGATTATGCCTGACATGAAACCAGAAGATGCGCTTGCTATTGCGTTTGCTCTTGGTAAAGCAGAAGAGCGCGAAGCGTGTGCAAAGGTGTGTGATTCTTACGATGTAGCAGACGATGTTTGTAGCAGTGACACGGCTGAAGGAATTGCTATAGCTATCCGCGCAAGGGTGCAATAATGCACATTGAGCAAATAGCTGAGCGACTTTACGAAGATCGTCAAATAATTAAGTCTCAGGACATTGATGTTGAGAAGTATCTAAAGGCTAGTGACTTATCGGCACAGGTTAAGTCTGCGACAAGTTGGCTAGATGAGATTTACCAGAATTACGTTGATCCTGAAAAGACTGACGATGCTGTTATGCCGTGGTCTAAAACGCATCAGGACGTTAAATTCAGGCTTGGTGAGGTTACGGTATATGCTGGTTCTAACGGAGGCGGTAAGTCTCTTGTAACAGGTCAGATAGCGTTAGGTTTGATTAAACAGAACCTAAAGGTATGCATTGCCTCATACGAAATGAAACCTGTAACTACCATTGTCCGTATGCTTAGACAATTCGCAGGTGAGAATATTAATGTACCGTTAACTCACGACAAAGAAGGCTACATTCGTGGTGTTTTAGGACGGTTTACTAATTTCATTGACGAGAATCTCTATCTTTACGACCAGCAAGGTTCTACTACTCCACAGAAAACGATAGCAATGGCTAGGTATTGTGCTGTTGAACTAGGCATAAAGCATATCTTCATTGACTCATTAATGAAGTGTGTAGTCGCAGAGGACTCATTAAACGAGCAAAAGTCATTCGTTGACGAGTTATGTGCATTGGCTAGAGACCATCACGTACACATCCATCTAGTTCACCATATTCGTAAGTTGCAGTCAGAGGAAATACAGCCTTCTAAGACCGATTTAAAGGGTTCTGGAAGCATTGCAGATCAGGTTGATAACGTGTTCTTAGTCTGGCGTAATAAAAAGAAGGAGAACGCTCGTAGGAACAATGAGGACTATGACGAGAAGCAGCCAGATATGTTTCTAATGTGCCAAAAGCAAAGGAACGGTGAAGCTGAGGAGTTCTATGGGATGTACTTTGAGCATAATTCTCAACAGTTTATTGAGACTCAAGGTGGTCAGCCTATAGACTTTGATAATCGTGGAGCGTTTCGTGCCTGATAACAGCGAGCAGCATCGTCATAGGTGTGAAGTTCGCCAAATCTTAAAGTGGCGTACTGAGGATAGAAATAAAGCCATTGAATATCTGTCTATTGTCCGCATAAAGCGCGGAGATAGAACGGCTCAGTTACTAGAGAAAGATTGTAGGGAACAATGGTCTAAAGGATCAAGAGGAGAGGATGGTGTATGGCTATGAATAAAAACGCAATTTGTGCAATGATTGAAAATATGGTTACTTTGATCTGTGCTTGTCTTTGTGCATATTTTATTAGTCCGTGGTGCTTTTTTCTTTTGTTGAATTTAAATAGTGTTAAAACAGTAACTGAAATAAAAAAAAATGAGGTGCAGTAATGAAAGAGTACACAGAAGAAGAGGTGCGTTTAATTATTGAAGGCGCTATAGCAGCCACAGTTTTCCCGAACCTCCTGTGCATAACCCCAACAACAAATCTATTTGCGTCTAAAGTATTGTGTAGAATTATTTGCTGCTCTCTAGGAGCGTATGGGATTATTATTTCTGCCATGTGACTACGTGCTGTTGTGGCGCACCGTCTATACCTGTCACCTCAGTCCTAGCCAGCTTAGGTATATGGTACTCACTTAGCTTTTGCATTAAGTCTAATGCCTTAGCAGGATCAGGCTTTAGTCCATAAACTTCATCGCCCTCAGCTACCCTCTGTAGCCATCTATCCATGTAAGGCACGTTCTTCTCTAGTAGCGTAGCAATAGCATTACGTACTACTGCCGTACTCTTATTAGGCACTCCAGCAGGTCTGCCCTTGCCAGCATTAGTTAAGCCGGGATGAGCTGTAGTCTTTTCTTCTTTACTGACTTCTGTTTCCATTTTTGCATTATCCTTTGGATGTCATGCTTACTTACGTTTATCCTCTAATAGAGCAGAACCCGATACTGGAACTGCTCCATACAAAATTCTTGGGTCTTTAGGATTAAATGATCCTTTATTGAATATTGATTTAATTTGCTCAGGATTAAAAGCCGTATAAACATCTGATATTTCACCTGATACGCCAACTGGATTATCTTTAGCATTTTTTATAATTAAACCATCATAACCGTTTTGTCTTGCTATATATGCAATATAGTCAGTTGATGCTTTTTGTTTTCCAGCTTCTAATCCTTTTAGCTTTAACGCATCATTATTAATTGTTATATTGTCCCAATTGTTATTTTTTGCATCAATTACTAATGGATTTTGCAATGACAACTTTGCAGGATAAACAGCACCTAATGATTCACCTTTTTTTGTTGGATCCATTGCATAACCACTAGCAACTTTAGGATTAGTAGAAAACCAAAATGTAGGAGAAGTCTGACCAAAAGGCATTGATGACTCTGGATTAAATTGTTTAATGTCAGCTTTTGAACCAGTATATACAGTCAATGGAAGATTATTTTCATCAACTACTTTGCTTTCCTTAAACCAATTACTAAAGTTTTTATTGTTTATTGGTAATTTTGTAGTTCCAGCAAATCCGCTACCTGCTTGCATTGCTTGCTGACCATACGGACTATTAATCCATGCACCTGATGCCATTTCCTGAGCAGTCTTAGGTTCACCCAATAGACCAACTCCAGCCCTTTGACGAGCCTCACTACCTAATTGAGCAGCAAATTCCTGTGGATTACTCATCAACAAGCCTAAACGAGCAGCTAAAGCCTGTTTTTGCTGGTCTATATAATTCAATCCACTTGCTAGTAATCCGTCAGCCATAAAAAACCTCGTACATATCCGGTCTGTTAGTCTTTATCCATTCCCGCGGTTCTTCATGGCACTTAGCAAAGTCGTTTCCAACTGTTTGCGATCCTGCATGATGAACGTATCCACGACTAACAAAGTGGGAATATCCTGCTTTGCCTAAGTCATGGCATATTATATTGTCTGAATACCAATTAGTGCTAGGGAATTGTGCTACATCCCATGCCTCTTTACTTATCGCCGCGAAAATAGGAGCAATCACATCAGCCATCTTGATATGTAACTCGCTCTCCCACTTTAACGCTGAGAATACGTCATCTTCCTCAGCTACTCGTATATTCTGTGCTGGTAGTACGTAATCTGATCTTGCACCTAAGAATCCAACCTTAAATGACTTGCCAACATACTTATAATCAGCTTGCATCTTTTCAATAGTATCTGGACTCAGAACTACATCATCGTTAGCAATGATTAGTGAATCGTAATGCCCAGTATTGAACGCATAGCTGACAATCTGATTATACGCATCTCCGAAATTGGCAGCAAAATTTGGTCGGAAGATAACTCTATCGTTGCCAAGTCTGCCTCTAACTTCTGCCCACAACTCCAAACTATTTGCACTAATGTAAACTGGCAACTGTGGTGCATATTGATTAATACTCTCCAGCAATACGTGGATACTTGGGCTACCGATTGTGGCTATTACGATTGCTTGCAAGTTATCTCCATAAATAAAGTTGGTACTCGCTGCATCTGCGAAGTTAAGCGCCGTGCATCCACACTCGGTTTAAATTAACAGCATCTGCTTTCCCAACACGGCTGAGAACTAGCGCAAAGCATCAACCAGCGAACCGATCTGTATCTTCACTTGTAACTAATCCTCATGCGTCTTGGTTATCAATCCAGCAAATATCAGCCTCTTGGATAATCTGGTATTCCTCGCCCTGCAATTTAACTGTAGGCCATTTCAGATAATCACCGTTGCCATAACGAATAGAATCGCCGACTTTGGCATCTAATGGCTTTACATTGCCGCGCTTATCACGCTTGCCAGGCCCTACAGCCGCAATCGTACCCATGTTGAAAGATTCCCGATTCTTAACAATCAGGACTTCGGAAAGTTGTCGGATGCTAGGTTTAACTAGCACCCTGTCTTGTAACAGTCGAATCATTGACCGTAAGAATTGCGACTATGTGTATAGCAAACGCCAGCAGTCTTGCCAGTATTGAACTCTTTGTCCATACCGACTGCATCTTCTTTGCCCATAGCAACACCGCCAACGATCTTGCCTTTACGCTCGCCGCTCATATCAGCCATGCTTGCGCCTTTTGGTGCGGTTGCACCGGTCATGCTTTTAGTGCCTTTCATGCTGTCCATCTTACCCATGATATTTTCCCTTTTCTTTGCAAAGAAATTACTACGATTATTAACTTAACTTAACGGTGTGTCAATAGTTCTAATAACTACCCTAACGCCGCCACCTGATTTTATAGCACCCCTATGAATAGTCAAACTATCAATTTGTTCGTCATCATCATATACGCCAGCGTCTTGAATAGCGTCTAAGCAGCTTTTAAGGCGGTTATCTAAATCTATTTTGCGCTTATCCCTTGGATGCAAAAAAATGGTCACATCAAGCCTTGCATTGCCCAATTTAGGCACATTTTGATCAATAACGCATTCAGAAACATCAGCTTTAAATTGCCTGCCAGCCTTTGACAATATTGTTCTGCCCCTAAAATTGCGCCAATACGTGTTTACACTAGGCGGCAAAGGTAGATCAAATATGGCTACCAAGCAATTCCTCCGTCCATGCTAAAAGTTCTTCCTCTGTCGTTTGGTGATACCTTTCGAACGCCTTCCGGCCCATACCATGAACGCCAAACCGGCCCCTATGGTGAAGAACGCAAAGACCAATAACAGGCGAACTATTACGAATACCGGCCCTGCGTATATGATGGATTTAAAAACCGACAGGGAAGTAGCGCACTTGCTACAATTAGGTGTTCCAACTATTAGCAAAATTAGGCATGGTGCGCCGGTTTCAGATACGGTTATTTTACGAATTCACGAATGCACAGATATACCGGTGCGAGTAATAAGAGATCAAATTGAATAAATTTGAAGATATGGAGCCAGCTAAAGACAACACTACTGGCGAAAGGTATTGCAGCAATTGTGGGCTGACTAAGAAAACAGTCGGCGGTTATTGGAAGATTGCAGCCAACGGCAAAACAAGGCGTTGGTTGTGCGCACCATGTAGCACAAAGCGATTACATGTCAAAAAATAAGAAGCATTACGGCAGAGTTGCTGATTTAGGTTGCATTTTGTGTAAGAAGCTTAATTTTGAGGGTACGCCTTGTGAAATCCATCATATACGCAGGGCCGGTGTTCGTAATGATTCGCCTGTTATTGGTCTTTGCGTTCTTCACCATAGGGGCCGGTTTGGCGTGCATGGTATGGGCCGGAAGGCATTCGAGAGGTATCACGAAACGACAGAGGAAGAACTTTTAGCATGGACGGAGGAACTGCTTGGTAATTTTTGACCTGCCGCTGCCGCCTAGCATGAACACCTATTGGCG